CGACCGTCTTTAATCCGGGTGGTCACGGTCCGTTGAACGGTAGCGTCTTGATTCGTGCCGAATGGCCATGGCTGTGGGACCACGCTCACCAGTCGGGAATGCTGACCACGGAAGCATTTCGCGAATATTTGATTGGTGGCTGGACCACGGGTGACGATGCCACAACCTTCCGTTGTCCAGATGCGCGCGGTAAATTTTTCCGACCCCATGACGAGTCTGCCGGGATCGATCCGGGTCGTGTTGCGGGCAGCTATAAGCTCGATGAACTCAAGGAACATGCCCACTATGTAGGTTCCGGAGGCTACGGCACGCAGGCGATGGGCGGCGGGAGCATCACCTATGCCACCTGGGCCGGTGGCAGCACTGGCGTTGCGGGTGGCTCTGAGACGGTCCCGAAAAACATTGCTTATCCGGGCCGAATGAAAATGATCTGAGGTTCCAATGAATATCTATTTGTTTGACCCGTTCGGCATTCTGACCGGACCGTTTAAGTTGTCTGATTTTCCGGAGGTCCCGGGATTTGGCCAGCATCTACCGGGCAATACCATCGAGCTGGAAAATCCTTTGGCCCAACCCGAGGCTGGCCACGTATGGGTGCTGGTCGAGGGGGAGCCGCAACAATTGGCCGACTATCGCGGGATGGTTTACCACACGGATACCGGCGCCGAGCAAGAGCATTTCGAGCTTGGCGATCTGCCCGAAGGACTGACCGCCAAACCCTGGCCCGGTCAGTCCTATGTGTGGGCTGGTGGCGATTGGGTTCTGGATGAGGCAGCGCAGATTGCCGCGGCGCAAGCGGGTGAGCGAGCGTGGCGCAATCGTGAGCTATTTGCCTCGGATCGACTGGTGTCACGCCATCGCGACCAGCACGAAGAAGGCGACGTCACGACGTTGACGTCCGAGCAATACGTTGAGTTGCAAACGTATCGACGACAGTTGCGCGATTGGCCGCACGCCCTTGATTTTCCCGACAGCGCCGAGCGCCCCGCGCCGCCGAGCTGGCTGCACCCTGACATTCCCCACGCCGCGTAAGCGGTTTTTTTACGCCTGCCGCAAGCCCTGACGGGGCGTGAGGGTGGGCTTTTTCATGCTGGAGATAAGTAATGGCAGCTGACTATCTGCACGGGGTCGAGCAGTTCTACATTGATAATGCCGGTCGTCCGATTGAAGTATTGGCCGCGTCGACCATTGGCTTGATCGCCACCGGTACCGACGCCGATGCCACCGTGTTCCCATTGAATGTGCCGGTGCTGTGCAACAGCGAAAAACTGATCGCCAAAGCCGGCACGTCAGGCACCCTGCGTCTCGCCCTGGAGGACATCTACCGCCAGATCGGCGCGGTGGTCGTGGTGGTGCGTGTCGCCGAGGCCGTCGACCTGGATCCGGTCGAGCAGGAGAAAAAGCAGATCGCCAATGTGATCGGCCGGCAGGACAACGAAAGCGGCGAATACACCGGACTCAAGGCGTTGCTGGCAGCCGAGTCGCTGGTCGGCGTGCGCCCGCGGCTGATCATCGCCCCGGAGTTCAGCCACTTGACCGGCGTCGGCGCCGAAATGGAGGTCATCGGCAAAAAGCTGAGTGCGATCCCGATTATCGACGGCAGCGAAAGCGGCTTTTCCGAGGTGCTCGATGAGTGCGAACTGTACGACGAGGTGTTGTTCGTCAACTGCGGGATCAAGGTCCTCGACGAAAACGGCGACGTGGTGACGCGCAAGGCCTCGGCCACGGTCGCCGGCCATATCGTGCGTGTCGACAACGAGGAAGGCTATTGGCACAGCCCGTCGAGCCGCAAGATCTACGGCATCCTCGGCACATCCGAACTGATCGACCATGCGATCGGCAGCACCACCAGCAAGGCCAACTTGTACAACGGCAGCAACATCACGGTGATTGTGCAGCAGCAGGGCGGCTTCTATCTGTACGGCAACCGCCTGGCCAACGGCGTGATGTTGCCGCACCAGCGCATCCGCTACATCGTCGGCGATTCGATCCTGTATGCGCATCAGGAACTGGTCGACCGCAACATCACCAAGGGCTACGTCGACGGTGTGAAAAACCGGGTCAACAAGCTCCTGCGCCGATTGCTGACACGTGAAGTGATCGCCGGCGGCGAGTGCTGGGTCGACAAGGAACTCAACGTCGAGGCTATCGGGACCGCCCAGGTCTACTGGGACTACGACCTCGGTTTCTTCGATATTGCCGAGCGCATGACTTTCCGTCAGCACGTCACCGACCGCTACAACGAAGCCGTTTTTGAATAAGGAAACCTGATCCATGGCCAAGCTGCCCAGCATTCTGGTGGACATCAACTCGTTCTTTCGAGACGAGTCCTTTGCCGGTACCTGCAACACCGTGACTTTGCCCAAGGTCGTGACCAAGACCATGGACCTGGTCATGTCCGGCGTCGGCGGCGACATCGAGCGCAGCCTGTCGCGTCTGGAAAAACTCGAATGCGAGGTGACCATTTCCGACTACTCCCCGCGCATCACCGACCTGCTCGGTTCACGCGCGAGCCGCGAAGAGGTGTTTGTCCTGCGCGGCGCCCTGGATCGTGACGACGGGGTGAAAACCGTGGTGATTCGCCTGCAGGGGTTTTGGAAGTCGACCGAGTTCAGCGATTGGGCGCCGGAGCAAGAGGCGACCATGAAGTTCGCCATTGCCGTCGAGCTGTTCCACTTCGAAGTGGACGGGCGCGAGGTGATCTACATCGACAAGCTCAACAACATTTTCCGGGTCAATGGCAATGACCGGAACAAGGAAATTCGCGCCGCGCTGGCCCAGTAAGGCCAGCGTTTTTTCTGTGCACTCCACTCGTACAAGGATTTATCCATGAAAACTGTTCTGCTGATCAAACCCCTGAAACAAGGTGAAAACGAAATCACCGAAGTCACTCTGCGTGAGCCAACGACCGGCGAACTGCGAGGTCTGGAGATGTTCCAGATCTTGCGCATGGACGTGAACGCGCATCGCACCCTGGTACCTCGCCTGTCCAAGCTCAGTGCCAATGAGTTTGACATGCTGGCTCCGCGCGACTTGCTGAAGGTGCAGGAGGAAATCGTCGGTTTTTTCACGGAATAACGGCCATCCCGCCGGACGTGATGGCGGTTGAGGCCGACCTGTACCTGGTGTTCACCGGGTGGGACGCGCTGACCACTGAACGCATGAGCCTGGACCTGCTGATGCGCTATCACCGTATTGCCATCGAGCGCTACGAACGAGGCAAGGAAGGCAATAAAGACTAGTAAGGCCTGGCCGAGCGCTCCCGAGTGGGCGCTCGGTCCCTTTTTTTGGGGAAGAAAATGTCCAGTTCGATGCGCCTCAACCTGATCATGGGCATGGTCGACAAGATCACTGGCCCGATTCAGAAGGTCACCAGCGGAACCCAGCGCATGGGTAAGCAGGTCACCGATACCCAGGGCCAACTGACTCGACTGGGGAACACGTCCAAGGATATCGCCAACTATCGTGGACTCGAAGAGCGCAGCGCGAAAACGGCCGCCGCCCTGGCGCAAGCCCAAGCCAAGGCGAAAGTCTTGGGCCAAACCATGCGTGACACGGCGGCGCCTACGCAAAAGATGACAGCTGCGTTTGAGCGAGCAACGGCTCAGGTAAAACGCTTGCAGGGGCAGCAGCACGCCGAGCGCCTAGAGTTGCAGCAAACCAGTGCCAGGCTCAAGGCGGCCGGTGCTTCCACGGCCAGGCTGGGCGAAGCGACCCGCCGAATTACGGCCGAAACCAAGCGTTACAACGAGCAGCTGGCCAGGGAACAAAAGGCCCTGCAGCAAGTGGCGCAAAGACAGCAACGATTAGGCGAAATCAGGCAGCGTAATAAAGACATACGCATGTCCGCCACTGCCGATGTGGTTGGTGTCGGTGCGGCGGTGTTCGGTATTAAAAAACTGGTCGACGCCTATGGCGATGTGGCCGCCGCGCAAGGCGAAATCCAGTCGCTCGGGATCGATCCGAAGGGCATCGATGCCATTACGGCCAGCGCCAAGGCGTTCTCCGATCAATGGGCGGGCACGACCACGGGTG